TGTGTGCTTCATTAATCTGACCAGGACTAAGTGTACTTTTCCCAGTGGGGATTATCATTTCAGCACCCTCCATTTGCTCTGAGGTTCTCATGCTGTTTGTGTCTGCTTTTCCGTTCATATCCTTGTCAAACCAGTCCGGGTTTGCAGCAATTATTTGTGACTCCGTTGTGCCGTGTTTCTTAGCCAAGTAAGAGACAGAATCCCCGAGAAGCACTTTTTCAGTTGTTGGTTCAGGGAGTCTTTTAGCTGCGTCAGGTTTGGAAGGATCTTTATATCCTCTGCCAATAATAATTGCATTAGGCGTAACTTTAATATGTTTGAGATTAAGTTGATTTTGAGCATCGATATGTAGTGGGTGATCTGGTGCAAGATTCTGCGTTGCAAACCAGAGTTTACTCTCCTGACTCGTTCCTGTCCAACGTCCCAGATCAGCAAAAGATTTAAACTCAGCTTTTGGATTTTCTTTTTGAAATGTTTTAAATCTATCGGTTGCAAGTGGCCTCCCTTCTCTTAATGCTAATTTTTGCATTTCCTTCGTAAAAGCTGGAGGGAAAGAAATGCTGTTATTTTTCTTGTTAATTCGTAAATGCTTTTGCATTGTTTTAGGATAATCCGCTAACCGTGAATCACCTTCAGCAGAAACAAAATTATCAGGAGTTGTAGTTCCAAAAGGTGCAGAAAATTGCCCACCCTCAGAAACTTGGACAGGAGTTTGCAAATTATTCACAGTCTTTTCGTCAGGGTATAATCCTCCAGGTAGAACAGTTTTAAATTGGTCTGGTATTGATGAGGCAGCAGGATCAATAATTACCCGGCCCTCTCCTCCGTAAGTCATATCTAATTGAAGGAAGGGTTGATCGTGAGCGAGAAAATTATCTCTCCTTTTATCCCCTTCTGGAAGAGGAATTATTTTCTTTTGTGGTGTAGTTCCTTCATATGCGATTTTTCTTTTTGATCTTTTGTCATATAGTTGAGGTCTTCCACTATCATTTTTACTTCCGTCAGGGAATATCCCTTTGTCTTCAACAGTAATAAAATCCTGCGTTGGTGGTTTTTGTAAAGGGTAACTCAAACTTCCGTTAGAAGGATCAATAGAAATAGTAACACCAGAAGTATTTTTTTGTTCTGTGCCCGGGAAGAGTTGATCAGGGAATACATTTATTTTCTGTGGAGAAACCGCAGCCTTAATTATTGTGCCGTCTGCTTTTTCCTGCACATCAAGTCTGCGAATAACCCCTCGACTGTCTGGATCTCCTGCCTTTATAAATTTTGTTCTAGGTTTCGCCTTCGCTTTGTGAGTGTAGTAAGTCTGGAGAAACTTATTCCCTGCTTCAGGAGTTTGCGTTAGCAGGTATGATTTAATTTCATCCGAGACTTTAAGACCCCTTACCTGTTGAGGATAGTCCTCCCTCATCTGCATTTGTTGTTGTCGAAGCAGATCAGTTGCTTGTGCTTGCTTCAACTCAAAAGGACGAAGCTTTGCCTGGTGCTGATCCGCTGCAGTTTGTCTTGCAAGCTGCTGTCTCTGTAAAGCAAATTGTCTTTTCTGCTGCATATACTGAGGCCACATTCCAAAGAACTGGTCTATGCTCTCGTTTAATGCTCTGCCCCAATCACCCTTAGCGTCTCTCTTGTAAGGAGTTCTTTGAGATTGATACTGATACCCTTTTGGAAATGTTTGTCCAAGGGCAAGCAGTGGATAAGGGAATCCTTCTTCACTAAAAAATCCTGGTTCTTTAGCCATACATTGACCCTCCTCCTAATAACCCTCCTTGCATACCTCCTCCTCTTCGTTTAAATCCTGTCATATTCATAATAGGAGCAGAAGTAGAATCAAAGTATCCTTGTGCTCCTCCAATAACTCCTAATCCTCCACCTACTGCAGCACCTATCCCAGTTCCAATTACCGGGAATGCACTTCCAATTGTTGCTCCTAACAGAGCACCCTTCCCTCCCCCTTTAAGTATTCCACTCACGCTGCCTTCATCACCTAAAGGAGTAACTTTCTTATCTCGGTCTCGAGTTGGAATCATGTTCAGTGCTTGATTTGCAGCAAAGGTTGCAGGTCCACCCCAACCTGATTCTGCTGCCTCTGCTGCCTCTAATGCTTCTAGTCCAGCCTCTGCTGATGCAACTGCTTGCTCTGATTGTAATGCTATTTCAGCAGCAGACAAACCAGTTTCTGCTCCACTTCCGATACCTAACGCTTTAAGATCTGCGTCACTATAATCAGGTGCTTTTGTTAAAAGGCCGGGACCTTGAGAAATGTTCGTTTCACCAGGTTCAAAAAAAGGGTGGCTCAAGAACTCTTCAGGAGGTGCAGTAGGACGTGCAGGAAAATTATCAGTCCCTCCCACTTGCATATCCCAAGGATTTACAAGTGTGTCTCCTCCTATTAAACCTCCACCTTGAAAGGAAGCTGAAGTACCCCCCTCAAGCACACCGTCATTATTATCATTAAGAAAATCCACTTGGTTTTGGTAGAAGGGGTCTTCGTAATTCTGTGGTGGTGCTTCGTAATCAGTCATTCCACCGCGTCCAGCCATACTCGCATGTCCACTTGGTACACCCCAAATTTTTCCCGGAGTACCACTGGGGTCACCTATTCTAGATCCACTCGCAAAATCAAATTCAGGAGGTGAACCTAGTCCTAAATTATCTGATCCTCCAAACTGTTTCTCAAAAGCCTGCCTTAAACTTGGAGAATCTCGTTCCCCGGATCTTTGTAAGAATTCTTGATAGTCCATTACTTACCTCCAGTTGCAGGTTGTGTTGTCATACCCTTTTCCTCAATAGGCATTCCACTAAACAAATTAGAACCAGCAGAGAGTTTTTTCCAATCCCAATTCTTTTTATCCTTCCAATCTTGATACCCCACATTTAGATCTCGATCTTGGTATTTTCTATCCGATCCGAATGCACCAGACATAGTAGAATACTTTGTATCAAGACCACCAGTTCCAATTCCTAAATCTGTCATTACTGTTTTTCCGTACTTCCCTGCTGAATCTTGTCTGTCAAGATTTAACTGTCTTGCACTAGAACGAGAATCCTTAAGTGCTCCGTAATGCAAGTTAGAAAGTGCATCACCTGCTTTTTCACTGTAACCTAGATTACTACTCAACCGTGCAAGATCAGCACGATCACCACCACCAGTACCACCGAAGTTCTGTTTCCCGGCAAGATCCATTCCTGACATTGAAGCACCACGATTCATGTCTCTCAGTATCCTCTCTGAAACTTGGTTCCTGTAAGGATCACTTGACATTAATTTGGAGGCATCTTTATCAAGCTGATCTACACCGTACTGTGCACCTGTTTTATAAACATCTTTAGTGAAACCTAAATCCTTAGATGCCTTGTCATAATGTTCTTGATAACCTCCCCCTGCTTTGAGTTCTTCCAGCATAGCAAGTTCTTCTGGTGAACGATCTGCGTACCTGTCTCCTCCGTAAGATTCATATTCTTGATCCTTTAATGAATTATACTGATCATAGAGCATTTTTTTAAATGCTTTATCTTCTTCAGACATTCCACCGAATTCTTCGGAACCACCATTACCACCACCTGATCTAAACCAATCGTTCCAAGTATCACCTGCTTTTTCCCAGAGATCTTCTCCATAAGACATATTACCTCTTTAATTTAAATTTTTGCTGATAACAGTATATTGTTTTTCCCAGCCTTTGTGTTTCTTTGCAATTTTCTCAAAACCTAACCTGCCTCTAACTTCAATGCTGCTACAATCCTTTGCTTTTGCAATTGATATTACATCACTTTCGCTCTTAACTATTTCTTCTAGGTTACCTCCTGCTGCTAGGACATACAAAACTCGCTTTCTTGGGTACTCTAAAAACTCAATTAAGAGAGCCGAGTTTGGTAAGCTTAATAAATACCAACGTCCTTGTCTAACATTCTCAACTACGTCTGACCAGTTGTATGTATCAAATTTCCTAAAAACTGGGGCTAGATATCTTTTACAACGTTTTAATTCGGATTCCCACTTAGGCATAAGGATTAGAAGATTGTGCTGTAGTAATAGCAACTCCTGATACTGCTCCTCCGTTTGCTACCTGTAATTTGTAATGCGTTCCGTCTGGTGATTGAATCACAACTGCTCCAGTGGAATCTATATTTCCACTGCTGTCTGTTCTTGAACTTAAGAAATTAGCCCTATCTAGTTTCATCATATTATCGTCAAGCTCAGAGATAATAGTGTTAAGCTCAGTTTGATATCTTTGATCGTATTCTGTAGGTGCAAGCGCAGGACTTTTCATCTTTTACCTCCTGGCGAAACCTGTGCTCTCAGTGCGGAAATTTCAAAGTCTTGATCAAAGGGTGCTTGTATTTTCAAACGTAGTTGTCTCCCAGTTTCTCGCAAATGTGTGTATCCTCCTTCACCTAAAGCGTAGCTGCTCGAAACTGTCTCGTCACTATCAGAATTCAAAGCAGAGTAAACCTTAAAGCTTAATGCGTTATCTCCTGCAACTGTGTCAGTGAGCATAGTTTTTACATTTGCGAACCTGTCTCCTATGCCCACCTCAAAAACACCTGTTTCGGCAAATGTCATTTCATTTGAAGACGCAGAACTAAGACCGAAGGAAAGTGTCCTATCACCTTCAGAAATCTGATTTGTATTTGAAGGTTCTCCAACTCCTGCTTCCCTGATCACGCTGCCAGATCTCTTTCTTTCATGCTCAAAGATATGACCGTTCAGGGCAATACCTAAAGGTTTCTCAAAAACACCAACGTCTGAAAATGCTGTTCGCTCGAGTTGTCCAATAGACCACCAGTTTTCTGCATAGTTCCAAATTACATATCTGTCTATATCTGCTCCTGCACTACTTACATAGAACCACCAGATTTCATTGTTTAGTGAGTTCGCTACTGCATAAAAAAGATCGTCTTGTACAACGTTTATATCATCGGAAATATACTTAGAAACATCACAAGGCAGAGGCCGGACACTACCGTCATAAATAAAGAAATTTCCGTTATAGGACATCCACACAGCAAATCCTGCAACTGAAGCAACTGCCTGCCTTGAAATAATTCCACAGGACGATCCAATCAACCTCCTTGAGTATATATAGGGTGGTCCGACATATCGCATTTCGTGGCAGTCAACGTCAGTGTTGATCAGGATCACATTACCCACTTTAGTTGCGCTTCTTATCTTGCCTGTAGTGTCAATCTCAAAACTGCCTGCGTCATTTGTTGCAGCAGCAGTCCAAGCATTATTTGTGGAACTTGTTGTATTTGAATAATTCTCTGACGTACACCACTCTATTCTTTTAGGATTACCGTCTGCACCAAATGCAATTAGGTGTCTCTCCTTACTAACTAGGATACAAGTGTTTGAAGTTGGAGCATAAGTAGGGTTAACTAGAGCAGCTTTTACGTTTAGTGGATTTGTTGCAGAAGGGTCCCAGTACCAAATTCTACCGTCTGAATCTGAACATGCTATAAGGAATTGACCCCACACATCAAAAGTCCAAAGATTTGCTGAAGTGACTAAAGACGTTGATGCGGTATAATCGTCTCCAAAGTTTCGAGCTTTTGAAATTGTAACTGCACCGGGTGAACCTTCTGTTACAAGATTACTTGCCCCTACAGTTATTTTTGAAGCAGTAATTGCAGTTATCCTGTGTGAATTTGCATAGGTTTTATCATTGGCAGCGTCACTAAACCCACTAACCTGAATCAGATCACCTACTCCGTATTCTGTGATAGGAAACGCACCAGCACTATCATTAAAAGAATCATCTGAAGTTGCAGCAGAAATAGTTGAAGCAGTGTAAGTTGCAGAAGCTAAAACTGTAGTTCCGTTAAAAGGTCCGCTACCAAATCCTGTGCCAACTGCAGAAGAGTCATTACCGGGGACAAATGCAGGGGAGGTGGGTGTGATATCAGAAGGTGTGCTTGTTTTTCCTGTGTAAATATAAAGCTTTGAGCTTGTCCCTACTGCAATATAAGAACTTTTGTTGTTGTCTAGAAAAGGAAGCATAGTTCTGCCCTTTCCAATTATTGTTGCAGCAGTTGTTTTTGCCCAACCTCCGATAGGTTTCAACTTACCGTCCTTCCACCTAACAAGGTTCGCATCATAGTACCTTCCTTTGGCTTCACGAACAGATCCGTTCCTGTAGACTCCAGGTTTTACATTAAGCTCGATTAGCATTCAAATTCCTTAATAATTCCAGTGGTTTAATTTTAAGCTCGAGTAACATTAGCCAATTAGACCTTCCTTATAAACTGTTTTACCTTTAATTTTTACAGCAGTAAGTTCCTTCTCACGATTATTACCGTCTGCCTTATAGCTAACATGCACCCAACCTGAATCTGGTATACCCTTGGTATAGAACTCTAAAAGTACCTGATCAAAATCTAGGTTAGAAGCAATCCACTTTGCTAACTGGAAGTTATCTATTGCAGGACACTCAATATCTGCAGCTTCACCCTTAACATGCTGACTCTTATCACTGCTTTTTATTGCCCGATTTAATTCAAGGCAGCGAAAAGAAGAATTGACTGTAGTCCTTCCGTGTTCCTCTCGAATATTTTGTAAGACATTGTGAGTCAGAGCACAAAGGTTGACCAGGGTTTCTTGATCCTTAACTGAGTTGTCGATCCCGAGTCTCTCGCCTGTTGAACTTTTAGTGAGTTCTTTTAAAGTGAAGTTTTTAGATATCTTCATACTTGGGACTACTTAAGCCTTCTTATTTTTATCGTCAATCGCTTCCTTCATCATCAAGACGAGCTTATCGTCAACGGTGTTAGAAGTCTTTGATGCCAAATATGTAAGCAACATCAGTGACGTTTTTTCAATGACCTTTTGGGTGCAAAGTGCAGTTATCATCGAAGTAATTGTTGAAGTTAGAACTGGTATTAAAAACGGCATATATTAACACTCCTTGTTAGGATAAGGTTTAAATGATTCGACACACTGCCAGACGCTCAAATCCGAGAATCCTTTAGCCCAGTGGCCTAGTTCAACTTTCGGGGTTCCAGAACATCCTGCTAGGAAAATAACTA